CGGCGGTAGGACCGGCGTCATGGGTGAGGAAGGCCCCGAGGCCATCATGCCTTTGAAACGCGGCCCTGACGGCTCTCTAGGCGTCCAGATGCACGAAGGCACTACAGGTTCGCAGCGGATCGAATTGCTTGTCCGTGCGGTCGAAGGGCGCATGTTCCGTCCGGTCGTGGAAGCTATCGCGGAGGAAAAATCCGTCAAGGTCACGCAGGTTGGAATCGCTCAATTCAATGAGCAATTGCCGGAACGTGTCAATCAAATCGCTAATGATGATCGGGTACGCTGATGGCATTTTCATTCCCTCTTGCACTCAATGAATTCTTCGAGAATTTGCCGATCAATTCGACTGTTCCCGATCTGAGCGAATCCCTCGAATTGAACAGGACGGGTGCAGGTGAAATCCTGACAGCCGATCTCGGGCCGCGTCTGTGGAAAATGGAGGTGAACATCAGTGTCGGCAGTTATGCCGAGATTGAACAGGTGAAAGCGCGTTTGAACGTATTGCGTCAGGCAGGTGCGAGTCTGCTGGCCTATTCGATTCCGTTGCTCGCACCGCAATATGATCCAGACGGCTCGATACTCGGCGCTTCGACAATCACCCTTACAGGTGTGAGTACAAACAATCGTGATATTCAATTGTCCGGGTTTCCAGTCGGCTACAAACTGATGACGGGCGATTTCCTGTCATTTACCTACGGCAGCAATCCGACGCGTTATGCGATGCACCAAGTCGTGAACGGAGCGACAGCGAACGGTAGCGGCGTTATGACGCTCGTCGAGGTAGCACCTTTCATTCGCGTTGGGTTTGCGCTTACCGCACAAGTCCGACTCATCAAACCTGTATTCAAAGCTGTCATCGTTCCCGGTTCGGTGAAACCGCCGTCGATTGGTAGTAATTTCAGTACAGGTTTGGCATTTTCACTCATTCAAACATTGAGATAGACATGCGCGATTTGGATTCCGCCATCCTCAGTCAAATCAACGCACGGCAAGGTCTTGTTGTGCGGAATTTCATATGGGTTCGAGCGCGTAACAGAGACGATGGGAGCGAGGAAGCCATAGGTATCTGGAACGGTGAGGATGTTATCGAACTGGAAGTTGATGGTGATGACCGTGTTTATTACGGTGCTGGCGCATTCATCGGTCTAAACGATCTGAAACAGGAAACGACGCTTAATATTCGCCGTATGATAGCATCGGTGTCTCCGATCTCACCGGAGATAGAAACCGTCCTACGTACCTATGACCCGAAACTTGCACCGATTGAAGTTCATGTCGGTTTCTATAACCCGGCAACCAACCAACTCGTTGCTGATTTGTATCGTGTCTACAAGGCATGGATCGACAAGTTCCCGATCAAGACGCCAGCGATTGGTGGTGAAGGAAGCGGTTCGATTGAGATGGTCAGTCACACACGGCTGCTGACCAAGACGCTCGCCTCCAAACGCTCGAATGAAAATCAACAGAAACGTCAAAGCAATGATACGTTCTTCAAGGACGTGGCAATCACTGGAACGGTAACGACGCCTTGGGGTTCAAAGGCTGTTGTGGCGACGGCTTTCAGTCGTAATCAGGCAGCAGGTGGATGGAATCCCTACGGCATGTTGGGAAGGGGGTTCTGGTGAAACTCTCGGGTTGGGAAAATCGGCTCATTCGGTATTTGCGTACCATAGCAACGGCGTCTTTCAGGCCCGGTGAACTGGACTGTGCGTTGTTCTTTGCGAATTGTGTACGTGAAATAACCGGCGATGACATAGCGGCGAAATATCGCGGCAAATACCGTTCGCTCGAAAAGGGGTACGCTGCATTGCGTAAGGACGGGTTTGATAGTCACGTCGATTACGTCGCTTCGCTATTCGAGAGAATCCCTGTCAGCATGGCGCAGCGCGGCGACGGCGTTGTCTTGCTCGATGCGGACGGTAATGAAGCGCTCGGCATCGTTCAAGGTGAGAATGTTTATATTCTCGGCATGAACGGTCTTGGTTTGTGCAAGCTGGAAAAAGCGGTGAAGGCGTTCAGAATATGAAGCGTTTGATTCTTGCAATCGTTGCATTGCTGGTTCTGACGAGTCCGGCATATGCGGCACCACTGATACCGCTTATTCCAGTGGTCGTTGGTGCGCTCGGTCTGACGGGTCTGACAGCGATTGCGGTGACGATTGCCGCTACTGCGGCGTTGTCCATGCTTCAACGCGCATTAAAGAAGAAACCGCGTGGCCCCGGAATCAAAATTGAACGCACATTGTCCGGTGGTGCGAACAGCCGTTCGTTCATTCTAGGCAATTATGCGACTGCCGGTTCGGAAGTTACACCGGCAATGTCGCATGGCAAGTCCGGCAAAACGCCGAACGCATATCTAACCAAGATCATTGCGATTTCCGACGTTCGCGTGAACGATCTCAATTACCTGATTCTCAATGGTGAATACGTTCCATTCAGTCGGACGAGTGGTGAATTCGGATGGCCGATTAGCGGTAAGTATGCCGGTCATGCGTGGATCAAGTTCTATGACGGCACGCAGACGACGGCAGATTCGATGCTTGTATCTGCGTACTCGTCATATCCGAATCGTCCGTGGACAAGCACACGCATCGGAAAAGGTGTATCCTATGCAGCGCTGACGTTCAAATATAACGATGAGGTTTTCAGACAGGAACCGGAAGTTAAATTCGACGTTTCCGGCGCACGTCTGTATGATCCTCGCAAGGATACCAGTGTTGGCGGTGATGGATCGCACCGTTGGGATAATCCGTCTACGTGGGAATTTTCGGATAACCCGGTTGTTATCATTTACAATATCCTGCGCGGTATCGACATGCAGGATGGACAGCGTTGGGGCGGCGAATGCACTGCTGACGATCTGCCGTTCTCAAACTGGATCGCAGCGATGAACGTCTGCGATGAGACGGTGACGATTGAAGGTGGCGGGACAGAGAAGCGTTATCGCGCCGGTTACGAGATATTCGTCAACGACGATGAGCCGGTGGATATTATCGAAGAATTCCTAAAAGCTTGTAGCGGCTCAATGACTGAGGTCGGCGGCATCTACAAGATTCGTGTCGGCCCGCCATCGTTGCCGGTGATGTTCATCACCGATGANNATTGGACCCGTTCCCGGCAATCAACGCGTCTCATAACTCGGTCTATGCGTCCTATCCGCATCCAGACGAGACGTGGAATACGCATGACGCACCTCCGCTGATCAACACGGATTATATCGCGCAGGATGACGGTATCCCGCTTCCTGCCAGTTTGCAGCTTCCGACCGTGCCTTATCCGGTGCAGGTCCAGCGACTCATGAGGGCGTGGCTGGAGGACGACAGGCGTTGGCGTCGGCATGTGGGCACTCTCGGGCCGTATGGGTTCATTCTGGAGCCTCTGGACGCCATCTCGTGGACGAGTGAGCGCAACGGGTATGAGGATAAGCTGTTTGAGGTTGACAGCACGTCCGAAAATCTCATGACGCTGTTGAATACGATCAGCATTCGTGAGGTTGATCCTGATGATTACGATTGGGATGCTGATCTGCAATTGCCCGATCCTGTTTCGCCCGGCGTATGGGAATACCCAACGGTACAAGCGATTCCGGATTTTGATGCAACGGCATGGATCATCAAGGATAATGACGAT